GATATAGATTCTCCATTTTTATATTATACTTGATATATCCTTATATACTTTATAAGGTAGTAGTAGGTAGTAGTAGTTGTTGTAGTCTACCTACCCTAAACCATCCTTCTCAACAAATACACTATTTGTTGTGGACTTTGCAGACCCTACTACAACTACTACTACTACTACAACATATATAACTACTACTACATATATATAACTAATACTACATATATATATTAATCTTCATCTTCTAATTGTTTTATACCTATATAATAGTATATTTGTTGTCTTCCATATCTAATCTTTTTTATACCCATGTCACGAACCCTATTACCAAGCATGGTAGATGTAATATTCTCTCTTTTATAATTATTATACATTGATAGTAATACTTTACACATAATCTTATCATCAGGATTGTTAGTAATTTCAAACTTTTCATTAATAAAACCAAGTACACCATTGCTTTCATTGCAATATCCCTCACTTTCATCCATGATATTTTTAGGTGTATTTAATTTATCTAATCCCTTAATATTAATCCAATTATCAATTAATATACTAATACAAGCATCTCGGTATTTATCTGTACCAAATAAGTCTTCTAATCCACGATCTACTTTTTTTTGCATATCATTATTGGGCTCATCGGTAAACTTAAATGGGTATTCAATAACCCTTGTCCTTCTTTGTATACCTCCATCAACTTTGGAAAATTGTATCATATCATTTAAACTCATTATAATCTTGAATTGAGGTATAAACTCAATTGGATTGCTAAATAAACCGCGTACACACATCATGTCTCCTCCTGTTAATTTTTTAGTTCTTGATGTAATTAATTTATCTTCTGCTTCTGGCTCTTGCATAAATAATACTCTTTTACCTTTTGCGTCATGTAACTCACTTGTTTCATTTGCCCCCCTTGATTGTTTCGTTAATACTTCCGCATTAGGACATAAAGCATACTTACCAAATGCTTTTTGATATAATGTTTGTTCGGTTGATTTACCATTAGCACCACGTCCAGTCTTAAAATAAATCTCTTGATATATATTTTTACCTACTAAGCAAGATGTCATAACATCAAGATTGTACTGGTATAGCTCTTCGTCAAGTTGTATTTCCCTTAAAAACTTGTATATATGTTCCTTAACATTTTTATCAACGTCAGGATTATAATCATAACCAGTTTTGGTATATACATAATCCTCGGGCTCAATATCTCTAATATTACAAGTATTTAAATCATATAAACAATTATTAAAACAAAATATATTTGTATTGCTGTCGAGTTTATTTTCAACAAAATCACTTTGAGACATGATTGATTTGAAGGGATTAATTAAGCTACTAACAAACGAAGTATTTTTCAACTGCATTGCAATCTTGGTGCATTTTTTAAACCTATCATCATATATGGATTTTAAACTCATATCAAGACAATTGTTATAATGCATGGCTCTTTTAATAAATAACTTGCATATATCAACGGAGCAAAGAGTATTAAAAAATAAACCTTCTTTATCATGTTCCCAAACATTATAATTATTTATTTTAAACCAAGATTTAGCCTTTGTATCATATACTATTTTATCTTTTGATACTAATGAAATAACAACAGCAATATCATAATGAGAACCATCACTACCTAATGCTATGTCAATATAATTAGTAATTGAATTAGTAACTATCTTATTATACTCATCGGGATTATCTTGTTTAGCCCAATATTTTAAGCTTGCTATGGTCATATTCTTTTTAGTCATTTTATCCCATATCTCTTGACATTTACCATCTTCGTATTTGTCGCTTTTTTGCGAAAACTCTTCCCAAAGCTCCAACAATTCGCTACTGATGTTATATAAACAAAAGCCTACATTTAACCAATTAGCATAATCATCTGCTCGTTTAACACTTAGGCAATTAACCAACTCTTTTATAAGCTCATAATCTTCGCATATATTACATTTTAATATATCTTTAATTGGGTCAGGTTTTTCAACTTCTCTTTTTGGAAACTTTAAATCATAATCAACGTAATCTTCTTCAATATAACTAATGCAAAACTTGGAAATATCAGCATTATTTTCGTAAGGCTTAAACACGGGCAATACTTCATTTGTATTAGGTTTTCCAACATTACCAATACAAGACATCGCTCTATTTTTATCATATACCCCAAGATCAAAACAATCAATATTTTTGTCTTGCAACATGGATTTAATATTAAAATTACTTATTCTAATTTTATCTACACATAAATGGTATGAATATTTAATTTTATCTCCTTTTTCACGCGGGTCTCTAATAGTCGTATATATATCTTCAACTGAATCTAAATCGAATAAATCTTTAATTATAATTTTCTTTTCCAATATATCAACATCATAATCATAATCAACATCGTCTTCCACCACTTCTTTATCAACTTCAAAGTATGGCTTGACTTGTTGATTTTCTGCTCCCACAAGCTCACACGCATACTTGATTTTTCCTACCACTTGGTGATACTTATTTAAATCAGTTATAATTTCCTGTTTATGATTTTTTGTTTTCATATCCGCTAATACAACATTTTTAAAACCCATCATATTATTAGTATTCATTTTAATTCAATAGGATATTTATTATTATACTTTATAAATGTATGTATTCTTTATATATAATTTATTATACTTTATGGTGGTAAAATAAAAAAATAAGCGATATTTACAATACCATATTATCAATATTGGCTTTCTTTTTATAATATGCTTGCCTTGCTAATTGTCTCATCTTTTCTGCATATTCGGGATCATTTTTATATCTCTCTTTTTTGTAAGCTTTAATGCGTTCTTTTTCCGCAGCATAAAATTCGGGATTAATTCTAATTTTTTTGCTATAACATTTTTTTGAAGCATCTCTAAATTGTTGAGCTTTGACTGAATCTTTAAGTTCATCCATTATAGTTGTGTTAATCATTCTATATGTATATATATACATAAGATATTCTTATATACTTCATATATAATAGCCTAAACCATCTCGCTAAACTCAACCCCCCTACTAAATCCGATTTCATTACTATCTCGTTTTTTAATAATATTGCCTATCACTCCGTTAATCTGGATTGGGATATTGCGGTTGGCATTAACATAAGCATTGCTAATTTCATTTTTATAGGATTTGGGTATTTCTTCAAAATCAACTGCCTGTACGAGATTCTCATATTTTAATACATACATTTTGTATTCTTCAACACTAATTTCATTGCCTTCAATGCTATCCAACTCTTGGGATAATAACATGAACTGCTGTGATAATTTTTTAAAGTTTTCAAACTTCTCGGCTGCCTTGACGTTGTTAGACAGAGATATAATTAATACACTAATAGCATTTACAACGATGTTAGGAATCTTCACCTCGTTTGCATCATGACTGATACTATTTATGATACACATAGCAGAACTGGTAAATACAAGTGGTATATTAAAACAGAACTTAATATAAGACCAGCGAGCACTTGCTTTTGTGCATAACAATGTTAATGCCTCACATTTATCTAATAATTTTATTTTTGATTTCATACTACTATAAAAGGAGTACATAATTATATTTTTCTCTCAATTTTTATAAACTTTTATATTTTCATATATTTTATAGATTATGTACTCATTTTATTATCCATACTTTTTTTGTAATTTTTTAATTTGTAAATGGAATAAACCATTGTCAATATATATAGGTTGGCTCTTTTCAGAATAAAAGTTTAACCTTATTGATGTGATATGTTTATTAACAATCTTATAACATAAGTCGTCCCAGTTGTTATATTTTACACATGAGAAAGGGGCGATGTCAGTATCAATCCAGCAAAGAATATTGCCGAGTCCGCGATGTATTTCATTGCCTTTTATAATTTCATTGTGGGTCTTGTTTTGAAAATTAAGGTTAGTTGTGATAATCATTTTAGATAAATTGATTAGATTAATATGCGTATCGCTTTCGTAATAAGAATTGAAAGGAACGTTAATATATTCTTGATAGTTTGTAATACCGAGATTTTCTAACATATTAGGTATATTAGGTATAACTAAATCTATTTGAAAATTGTCATCAATAAGGTCGGCAATAGTAGGAACAAAAGTAATATTATCATTTGCAAACTTTATTTTGTTTGTCAGTGAGTCAATTGATGTTGTTATTTTATAACTGGTCAATTAATCATTCAAGGTGTTTTTATAAGTAGATGCTTTGTAAAAGCCATCAGGAATGGTGATAGTATGTATAACAGGTGTATCAATAGTCCCGGCATCATAAATGGGTATTTGTTTATTTGCTTGTAATTTTAAGATATATAATGTAAATGGCACGGAAGCGGTATTAGATGTAATGCGATATTTATCGTTTGGTTCAGGTGATATAGTTGTAAAAGTTTTTGATATTTGTTCTTCATTAACATTTAATATTGCGAATGAAAGTGTTTCAATATCTATATTATCCCAAAATCCAGATAGGGTATTATATTTTTGTAATACAATATCAATACTAACTGGTGAGGATATTGAAGCGTCCCTATAAAAAACACAATCAAAACTGGTTATTCTTTCGTTACTTATTATTTCAATAAAATAGATATACGTATCATGTAGTTTCATTTTCCTACTAACATCCACCGTATCATTTAAAATATTAACCCAATAACTCGCTGTGTCATCAGTTATGTCAGCAGTATTGTAATAAGTTAAAGTTGTATTATCATATGTGATGGAAGATTGATGTGTAGGAATATCAATAGTTTCAGTAACCAGTAAGGCATTCTGGTCGTCAAAAAACCCAGTATCAGTTAAAAACAATTCACTACCACCATATACATAAGTATATGTCTTCGAGTATCTCCGTATATTAAAAGCATTGTTCATCAACGTAGAGCTAATATTATATAAATTATTCAGGAACTTAAAATCAACAAGTTTAACTTTAAGATATTCTCCCTCATCAATCTCAATAGGATAATCTAATATAATATCCACATATTCATCTTTTTTATTATTCTTTCTTTTGTCTAAATAGAAATCCCATATAGCCATCTTTCTACTTATTAGCTATATTTTTA